TATTAACTCTAATAAAAACCTGTCTCCCGAGTCTCTTGCATCTGCATACACATATTTTAATTCTTGCATCCATTCCACTGCCCCTATAAGTAACTCTCTTTCTTTACTCACAATAGTTCCTCAACACAAAAACAGAATAATAGATATAAACACTAAAGAACCACATACTATATTTTCAACACTCATAATCTTTTTCTCAGTTCATTAAATTTATCAAAAATACATTTGAACATCTTATACATTGTAGCCAATATTAACCCACCAGACAATACACTGGTAACTATAAAAATAATTAATTGCAAATCAGTTACTGGCATACTAACCACCCTGTGTATGATTCAATATCTCCTGACCCAGTCCACTCGCACCATCTAATAGAAACTTAGCTGCAATTACCAATTGCTTAATTTCATCGTAGTCAATCCTCATAGAACACTCTTCCTGACTAACCGTGAAAAAGAACCCTCCTGCCTCATCTTCTAATTTAAGATGGATAACTCCTTCTCCAAATAGGGGATGTTCATTTTCTCTATGTATAGAAACAGCTATTGGTGTCATTTTTAAACTACTCATTTGCTTAACCACCTTGATGATATGTTGGTTTCTGTGTAGGATTCCTATCTACTGACCCTACCCACTCTGCACCATCATATTCAATCGGGAAGTAAACGAACCAAGTAGTCCAAAGAGTGAATGGCAATCCCTCGGTCCCACCATACCCCGAATCAAATTCAATATCTAATTCTTCTTCGGTTAAGGTAGTTACATAGTTATTGATATCCTTATCTTCATTCTGAATCATTCTTTCTGTTATTTCTTTACGCCAAGTTGTCATTCTCATCTTAATAACTCGACAATTCTTTTTGTAAAAACTGATTAAATTCTTCAACCATTTCTTTCTCACCTTTCCATTCAAGGAAGTCTTTAATACATTGACCAGTCATCCAGTTCTCTGGTCCATACCATTCATCACTATTCGAATCTAAAGTCTTTATAAATTTCTTCAAATCATTCAAATCTATTGTTACTTTCATTTCACTTTCCTCAATAATTAGTTTATGGGTCTATTATAACACGTTTTCAGGGAATGTAAACGTTTATATTAAATTAATATATTTTATTTCAAAAGTATCAGCAATTGCTTCATAACCAGCATATCCTCTTGGATTACAAACAACTCTAGTTTCACCAATCATATAGTCGTGAGCAGAATGTGTATGTCCGTGAATAAACAATTTAATCTGAGGTCTATTGGTAATAAACTCATCAAGGTTAGAATGAAATCCACCATTCATTAATTTGTCTTTCTCAAATTCCTTTGAAACACTTCTAAAACTAGGTGAATGATGACTAACTACAACATAATCTCCTTCACCTACTATATCATCAATAAACTTAACCATTCTCTGATGTTCAACTATAGCATCATTTGGACTAAATCGTACCATTCCATTCTTAATAATTCTAAAGTCATTCATCCGTATAAGCATAAATCCTTTAGTAGCAGGGTCTTCGTTATTCATATCAGACCAAAGAGTTCCACAGATAAAGGTAGTTCCATCGATAGTAATTGCTTCTCTATCAAGTATATGGAGATTTGGTAGATAACCTAGATTTGTCTTTAATCTACCTATTGTATCGTAGAACTGATGGTGATAATGTTCGTGATTACCCATAATATAGATGACCTTTTCGAACTTATCACAACAATCTTTAAAGAAGTTATGAATTCGCTGACTTCTAAAGTATCCAATATCGTTTAATGGATCTAAGTCTGTAACAGTACAAATATCACCAGCCAATACCAATACCTTAGCATCTTCTGTGTTATTAATTTCAAGGGTTCTGATTTCTAAATGGAGATCCGAACCGTAAGCAATTTTCATAATACTCCTAATCCAAATAACAACGTTTATTTTAAAATAACAATATCCATTGGATCATAATGGATAACTTGGTTAATCTTGTTATTAACCCAAACTAGAATATTACCACGATTAGATATATCAACTCTATCAATAACAAGTTGTTCATTATTTTTTAAAATAACTTGACCTTTGGTTAAATCCCGTGCTCTATAGGTTTGCATTTAGTCCTCATATTTCCAATTTTTAAATTCTATATTGATAAAGTTCTTTGGGTGCCATCTATTCATTATGAAATGTAATCTTGTATGATAACATTCCTTCATAATTTCATCTTCCATTTTATCTATTAACTCTCTTAATTGCCATATTGATAAACACCAATGACCTTTAATATTTACCTCTGGGAATGGATATGAGTTAATAACTTTAGAATCATCATCAGTATCTAAATCTCGTTCTAAAACATTTACCCAAGCTATAGTTTTCATTTTATATTCACTCGTAATGATTGAATATTATCATTAGTAACACCGGTATTTACACCGAAACTATTCCCATAAATTGGCCTGTCAGGTACATCCATATTAATTCCTCATCCAAATAAACAATAATGTAACAACTGCGGCAAACAATGCAATAGATAAACCTACAATAATATCTTGAAGTTTTTCCTCTTTGATCCCATCCGCAATAGCTAAACTATCTCTGGATCTCCAAGATTTTTCAACTAATTTATTATTATCAAGCATGCTTTGGTTATATTCATCATAAGTTACCCAATAACCATCTGCTTCTTCAATCATATCTACCGGACCATGCTTGCAATTATATCTTTTCATTTTTAATCCTGGTGTAGGCTTCATTAACAAGTTTCTTTGCCAGATTATGACTAGAACCATCTTTCACTAATTGTTTAACAGATTTCTTTTTTGCTGCTTTAATCTGTTTATCTGATTTCCATTGCATTAAAGTTGTTGAAATATTTTCACTCATTACTTACCTCCAATTCTTTGTAATTACTCTATTGTAATGAACCCTTTTTCTAAACCTCTTCTATACCATTCCTGTTCCGTTTCTTGCTCTTGCTGGGCGAGGATTTCTTCTACTTCACAACTTAACTCGTGATTTAACCAACCTGTGGCTAAAATCTTTTTCAACAACGCTCTTTCTTTATTCATTCTATACCACCAAAAGTTTCTTCAACATAATTTACATCTTTAATATCATTTAACCATTCACCATCATATTTACCTTCGATAATATCACGGTATTTTTCTGTTAGAAAATTGGTAGCATATTCAGGATATTGAAGATCATGGTTTTCGATTTTATAAAAATGTTCGACACAACGTTCGATTCTTACTGCTTCTTTTTCAATTTCATCACGATTTATAGGTTGTTTTCTTATATCTAAAGATGCAATTGCAATAATTTTAAATCCATTGTCTAAACGATCTTGGATAGGTGTAGTTGATTTCATAATATAATTCCTCATTAGTTTAATTTATGTATCTATTATATCATGGCTTCTGTAAATGTAAACATTTATTTTTAACCAAATATGAAATAGACTGTTTCCTAGGAAGAAACTATTTATATGCTATAAGAACTAATAGAATTGTTTGAAAAAAGAATCCTACTGAATTAGATACTATGTATAACGAATCTTTATTAGCAATAGCTCTTAATAAGAATAAGAACAATCCTGCCCATATCATAATAGTCATATCTATAGGAGGTATTCTTTCAACATTACCACGAATGATACTTATTGAAACTGGGATGGTTGAGGACTGGATAAGAATCATTCCTACCCAGCCGCCAAATTCTGATATTTTTTGAAGTCTTACTTGTACTACTTTATTCATGATATAATATTCCTCAATAATTAATTTATGAGTCTATTATATCATAGTTTTAGGGAATGTAAACGTTTTATTTATGATTAGTTCCACAAACAGTGCATTTATAACCTTTCTTCTGGTCTTCATTACAAACTCTGTTTCCTTGACCATATTCTTTATCTTGGAATTTTGCCGCAGGAGTATCTTTGCAAACACATTTTTTCACTACTGCTGTTGCCATCTTTCACCTCTTCTTTTGTTTTAGAATCATCTTTATTTTTGTTAAAGATAGCATCCCAGTTATCATCAAACTTCTTTTTGTCTGATACGGGTCTTGGTTTACTACCTTTACCGCCATGCCAATTACTCATTATTTAATCTCTTTCTAATACAGCAATAATGAATTCTTCTTTGATAACAATTCTTTGTTCACCATCAATAGTAACAGGATTACCTTTTGACCAATCTAATAATACCTCATCACCTACAGCAACTTCAGTTACTTCTGAACCAATTGCTAATACTCTTGCAGTTTCATTATCAGATACTGACCTAGCATTTTCAATAATGATACCACCAGAAGATACGGTTTTTCTTGCGATCTGGGCCACTAATACTTGTTTTCTAATTGGTGCTACACTCATTTCACTTTCCTTTATTAATTAAAATTATTTAGTGCACTCTTTCTTCCATAATACAAATGATCCTTCACGACATTGTATTAATCCAGACTTTGCGGCAATTTCCATCTTAACAGTGTCTTCGTGGTTTACTGTATAAACTGATACAGCAATCAAACCGCATAATGCGATAATTGATGTTATAAATTGCATAAATCACCTATTAATATAAATGGAGCGGGATAACGGAATCGAACCGATGACTCTAGTTTGGAAAACTAGGGTAATACCATTTTACGAATCCCGCATAAATTGGTCGTCTATTATAATCCGGACGATACGGATACTTGGTTGTACCACTGGTACATCAATTGGTCGGAATACAAGGATTCAAACCTTGGACCTGTGCGCCCCAAACGCACCGCTCTATCAAGCTGAGCTACATTCCGAAAATTATGATCGGGAGTTCAGGGACTCTTACCCCACCATTGTTCCAGCACCGACCTACTGGAAGTGTTTTACTTTTCGGGTAATTACTCCGATTAATTTTGGAGCGGGATAACGGAATCGAACCGATAACCCTAGTTTGGAAAACTAGGGTAATACCATTTTACGAACCCCGCAATATTTAATAAAACATACTATAGAATAGTTTTAGTCGCCTCTATTCTTAACGAGTAAGCGAATTTATATAAACCCGACTAATATGTTTAATAAAACACACTCTGTCACGGAATTGAACCGTGTTAAGCATAGTACATACCAGCACTTACTCAGCAATCCAGCTGAACCTGATCAAGGGCGAATGTGCTTTATTAAAAGTATTTCAACACACATCGTCCAATTGTGACCTTAGAGTGTGCAATAGTTAATTGATACAATCAACCCAAATACTTTTAATAAAACACACTGATGGAATTTCGCCATCCACAAGTCGTAAAACAAGCTGGTAATAATATTTCCCGATGTATCTAAACATTAATGTGTTTTATTAAAAGTGCCGTCTTGTACTGCGAATCCGCAGCACTACTTCTTTCGGCATTGAAGTTTTCACCAGAGTGGTTTGAACACTCATTCCCCATACGGGAGCCTACTTGGCAGATGGCGATAATTAGGAGCGTAATTAGGGACTCTTACCCCACCGTTGTTCCAGTAGATTCGCCTTCTACTATTGGCAGTGCTTACTTTTCGGTAAATTACTCCGATTAATTCTTTTTAATTAGGGACATATTTAGGGACTCTTACCCCACCATTTATCAGTCCCATGCCAGACTGTAGTGTTTTACTTTCGTTTAAAAACTTCACAAACGATTAATTTGGAGCTCCCTACCGGAATCGAACCGATTTATGATGATTACAAGTCAACTGCATCGCCACTTATGCTTAGGGAGCATTTATAAAATTTATTATGATCTTCTATGAATATAGATATCACAACGAACAGCATCTGCTAAACTTACATTTATACAACTTCTATTTCTATATTTAGGATATGCCGGATTGTTCTTTCCAAGTCTACCCTTAACACATACTCTATAAGATTCTTTATTAATCTTATTAAATGTTTTAACTACTGCTCTAATAGTTGCTAATTGTTCCATTTCAACAGTAGATTTAGGATCTATTGTCATAACATAATTTTCTGTTCTCATAATATAATTCCTCATTTATTTAATTTATGAGTCTATTATATACAGTTTTCAGAAAAAGTAAACATTTATTTTCACTTTTTATATCTTTTATTCGCTTTCTGGCAAGTCCTTTTGACCAGTCTTCACCGACTTTTTTCTTTCTTTTTTCACCTTTTCCACAGGCGCCATAGAAACTAATCCATTATCAAATGCAAATTTATGACTTAAATTTTTGTATAATGGAGTCAAATCTTGTTCTTTAATAGCAAGAATTAACTTTGCTTCTGTAGGATGTAATCCTTCTAATAATTGGACAAAGATAGATTCTCTACGTAATGCTGTTAAATCAGTACGACAAAAGATATATAACTTCTTTACTTCCATCATTAAATTGCCTGGAGTCATACCAATTGGAGCCACATCTTCTTTATATGGAGGAACTCCTTCAGGTAATACCATCCGTTTTGCTGGGTCATACGCATATTCAAACAATAATCTTAACGCCCCATTTTCTCTATATTTCATTAATGCTGAAGCATCAGTATTAATTTCATCTAATATTTCTGTTAAATATTTACTCACTAAAATTCCTCAATTTTGTCTAATAGTAATTTGCATCTATTTTGGATAAGATAATTCATTATTCGCATTCGATCCATTTTGGGTTTACAGTTTATATATTCATCGATAATAGTTTCTCTTATATCAACAGGAATCTTTTCAAATGATATCAATTGTTCATTTCTATCCCAGTTTCTTATCTCAGTATCATTTTTGCATGCCGCTTTTCCTAATTCGATAAATTCTGCAAGACGTTTTGCTGAAACTGGGGTTTGTCTTACACCTTCTGTGACTATGGCAGAATCATCACTTAGTATATTTGGTATACCGTCATCAGAAGCCTTTACAATATGGGTGATATACTTTTCATAAAGATCTCGCTTTGACATCTTTAACTGCTTTTTAATTATAGGAGAAAACTGATAAATGTTATCCCATTTCTGTAATTGTAAAAAGTCATGATCAGAACTAATAATCATTATTTTCTGTGGTTCCTCAAATAAACCTGTAGATGCTAGTTCATTTGTTTGAGACCATTCAGATAGTATTGCAATTATATCATCTGCTTCTGCTCTATCAATATGCATAACTTTGTATGGAAAATATTCTTTAATATCCTCACGGATACTAGTCATACAATCAAATATTAGTTTCCAGTTCAAGTCAGACTTTTCACGACTTTTCTTTCTATCTCCTTTATAGTAAGGAAATACTTCTTTACGCCAATAGTTTCTACCATCTGCTGCTATTACAACTTGGCCATATTCTTTACTATACTTATTTTTATAAGATAATATAGTATTCAATATAGCATGTCTTACAATATTCTTAACTTGGGTTTCATCACCATTAACCAATAATGGTTTGAATTCACTGTTTGTTATAACAGACATTGCTATCTGCGAATAATCTAATATAATCATCAGAATGCTCCCAATAATATTGTGTCTTCATTCAACCTGCCATTTGGTGTTACTGTTTTTGCATTAACTGTTTTTACACCAGCACTTAAAGTTTTCTTTGCTATTGCAGTATTATTAAAGAATTCCTCCGGTTTCCTAAGCATAATTTGTATAGATTCAGTTATATCAAAACCAAGAATTGCTGTACCTTTAATAGTCAATTTAGTATCTTTAACTGCTTTGTATACCGCAAGTTTTCTGTACTTAGTATTATAAGTCCATATTTCATTACTATCAACTAAGGATGTAGGTGAAATAGATTTTAGTTTAAGATCACCAAACTCTTTAAGATACTTAACCTTTGCAATAATTTTATTTAGAGGTATAGGTTTCTTAACTCTAGGTTTAGATACCTTTGCTGAAACTATACGTTGATTGCATCCATTAACTATAGAAGAAACAAATGTAATAAACTTCTTTAATTGAGCTTTTGTGAAATTACTATATCCTTCTTGAAGATCTAAATCAGTCTCTACTTCTTCAAGTTCTTTTAATAGTTCATTATAATATGAACCTATATCTTTAGCTACAGGACCGGTGATTTCACGAGCTTTTAAATAACTTGTAATATCAAAATCAGATTTTTTATTTTTGACAAAATCATCGATAGCACCTTCAATATCTTCAGAATACTGAATTGCTAATTCATGGGTTTTATCTACTTTAATCTTAGGTTCTACTTTAGTAGTAACTAAAATGTCTGGTTCTTTAACTAAACTGTAAATCTCAATCAACCTTTTAATTGTATCTTCAATATAATTTGAATGTACATCTTCGAGATATTCTTCTCTAAGTTTTAAACGACATAAAACACCGAGAGATCTTATTTCCGAATCAGAAGCTTTATTAATAGTAGGGACTAATTTCTTTCTTTCAGTTGAGATAAGATATTCATGAATATATGTTCTAGCTTGCTTAAAGTCTATATTAAGATTATACCAATTAGTTACATGAACCAGTGACATTTTATAATTGAAAGGATCTGTAGAAGGCTCATCTCCACCTTTAAATTTAGCTTCAATACTACGAACCTTGTCCCGTCTTTTTTCAGCTTTTGCTTTTTTACTCTCAACAAAAGAGTCTGACCGCTCGATTTTCTTAGTTGTTATAGCCATAATTGCTCCAATTTCAAAGTACCATTATATATCAAAAGCTGAAAAAAGTAAATAGTTACCAAGTGTAAAAAAGTGCACTTTAAGTAATTGATTATATTATACTTTTTTTATTAAAAAGTGGGCTTTTTTCACTTTATGCTAATCCTATCACCCTTAAAATAAAAAAGTGTGCGCCTAACTGATTATTTTTATTTTATTAAATAGAATCAATACATTAGAGATCATTCGGTCTCAAGTAAAGACTCATAAAGATGTTGAAATTCTTCAGAGTCAGTTACTTGCTCATTATAGTTTTGCTTATGATATGCTCTTGCAATTTTGTTGATATGTTTCTTAGGTAACTCAAATTTATCAGCCAAATCTTCAACTATATCTTTAATGAGTTCCTTTTCAGCGTCAATTCTAGTAAAGGAATTGCTAATCTCAAATAAAGCATCTTTGATTTTTTTCTTGTCGACCGGATTGCTCACTACTAATGTCATATTATTTTCCTGATGTTGTTTATTGTTTAAAAATTAAAATTAGTACCAATGCTGCAAGGTAATTTTCAAGTGATGATTCTATTGCTAAACTTGGAAACAAGGTATTCAATGCCCATATTAATGATATAGGTGCAATTGATAATAATACTATTAAAACCAATACTAATGTCGCTGTTAATTTCATGATATTTTTACACCTTTTCTACTATAAAGTTTTTTGGATTTCACAATTTGCATCTTGAACCTTGGAGTTCTTAATGCTTTTGCTACTGGACTTCTCATTTTTTGAACCTCTCTAATCTATTTGAAAACCAATCGCAAATATCGACTAGCGTTAATGTTGCTAAACCCATTACACACGCAATTACAACAAAATACTGCACAAATTCTAACATAGTTATTTAACCTCTTTCACATTAACTTTCTTAAAATCAGAAAGTGTATAACCACAATCTATAAGATTTTCCATTGCTAAAGCAATTGCTTTTGCTTTATTACCTGCGATAATATCTAGTACTGAAAATGTACCTTTTGGTTTTAATTGAACATCAACTCTGTATTTCATAATATAATCTCTTTATTTAATTTATGAGTCTATTATATATTAGTTTACATTATTGTAAACGTTTATTTTTAACCAAATATGAAATAGACTGTTTCCCAGGAAGAAACTATTTTAAATGACTACGATTTATACGACAATTTATAATACCATTATACCATAAGGTAGGATTTTCCAAGACTTTATGGTAAAATTGGAGTTCTGCCTCTCGATAAGAAAGGTTACCTTTAGAGTGACAGTATAAGAGTATTTCGCGGGTAAATTTATCTTCACCCATCTCTTTTACGTCATTTTGGAGTTCAGTAGAACTAGACCAGTATGTTCGCCAGTCCGATTCAACTAAGGTTTTGACTTTCTTTTTATTCTTAATTCCAGACTTCAATAATACGTTTTTAGTTGATGTCTTTGTAAAATGAGATAACTTTTTACCTATGTAGGCTCTACCTGTAGAAGTGTTGGTTATCTTATATACAAAACCAACACATTCAGGTAATTCAGTTACTTCATAATCCTTGTAATACCAAGTCATTAATAATAATCATCCGTATCTTCTTCTAATATATCTGCTCCGCATACTGGACAATATACAATTTCTTCTAAAGATATATCTTCAGATCTAATTACTATCTTGCCTTCCGTTTCGCATGATTTACATTCAAACGTTTTTGATGTTGCCATTTCTATTTTTCCTAGTTGCATCCTTTCGGATCTATATATGCTTCATATCCATTTTCCCAATTATTATAAAGAATTTCCTGCGCCACTGACACTTTCATTTTCTTTTTACAAATTAAAGAATGAATCCTTACTTCTAATTTATCTTTATCGTGTGCATTGCAACTACCGGAATATGATTGCAATTTTAAATTAGTAATATCATTAGAACCTCCTGAACTAAGAGCAATTCTATGATCTACTTCATTTTCTTTAGTTTTTGTTAAATCTCCTCCATCTCTAATATAAACTTTCTTTTTTAAAGATTGAGGAACATTTCTAACAGTACTGGTTAATGTTGTACAAATATCTTTCATATCTGTAGTTCTTATAGCTTCTTTAGGTATATCTGCATATGAAGATGACGATAACAACAATAATAGTAATAATTTTTTCATATATTTATCCGTGACAACTAGTACATTCACCCTTACTTACATTCACCCCTGATTCACTCCGTATATAATATAGACTCTTTATATATGGATCAAGGAATGCCATTTTATGTACTTCAGAAATATATTCTTCATTTTCATCAGCACTAAAGAACAAATTAATAGATTGTGCTTGATCTATATATCTTTGTCTACCTGAAGCTAAACGAATAATTTGTTTTTGGTCAATTTCAAATGCAGTTTTAAATACTGATTTCTCATCTTCATTCAACCATTCAACATGTTGAACAGAACCATTATGACTAATAATATCTTTTATAGTATCTTGTGAATATACATCTTTATCTTTCATTACTTTTAATAAAGATGGATTGACTCTTTCCATTTTACCTGCCGATGTATTTTGTACATATGCATTCTTATAGATTGGTTCAATGCCTTGACTAACAGAACCACATATCAATGCTGAACTTAGATTAGGTGCAATAGCAATTCTATGTGTATTTCTTACACCATAACCTTTACACCAGAATGGTTCTCCCCATTCTTTTGCCATCCATTGACTTGCTCTTAATGTTTCATCGTGAAGATGTTTAAAGATTTCAGTATTCTTGTAATAAGCATCCATTGATTCAAATGCAATCATATGATCCTGAAGGTAAGTATGGAATCCTAACATACCTAAACCAAGTGCTCTACTTTTCTTAGCAAAACGAACTACCTTTTCCATCCCTTGTGTTTTTGTACCAATCTCAATTAGGTCTTGATTTACACAATCTAGGAATACAGTTGCAACAAATACTGCATCAGTATCTTTCCATTGATCATAAAGACTAGCATTCATTGAAGATAACACACAAGAAAAGGTATGGTCTTCATCAGACATCAATTGAATTTCCGAGCAAAGATTACTCGCCTTTACAGTCAACCCTAAATCCTTATACATCTGTGGATTTTGTTTATTGACTTTGTCAATGAAATTAAAATATCCTTTACCTGTTACCATCTTTAACTTTAATGCTTTTTGGTATCTCTCAATAGCATCTTTATCACATGTTTCTAATCTAGCAATAAATGCATCTGAAATATTCCAACCAATATTAGCATCATCTGGATTCTTATTAATATAGTTAACTAATTCATAAAAATCATTATGATCTATTTCAATATAACCTGCCCAAGCACCTCGTCTTTGAGAACCTTGACTAATATCTCTTGACATTTGCACAAAGTCTTTAAATACCGGCAATACACCGGAAGCAGCACCTTTAATGCCGGCAATCTTAGCACCTCTAGGTCTGATTGCTCCTAGATAACCGGATGTACCAAATCCATTTTTTGATAGAACTGCAGCTTCTTGTTGAGCACCGTAAAATGAATAAACAGAATCTTCAACGAATCCACCTGAACAAGATACTGGACATCCAATTCCTGTACCCATATTAGATAATACAGGAGTAGAAGCCGCCAGGTAACCATTCCATAATAGATTAAAGAACTTATTTTCCCATAATATTTGATTTGATGTATACCTTGCAGCATGTGAAGCTACGCGGGTATAGACAGATTTCAAATCTGGATAATCTTTTGAAAGATAATTCTCTTTTAACATTTGATATGCGGGTGTTGTTACCCATTCAGGTAATGTGCCTTCAGACTGGAGTTGTCTACGTTCTTCTCCTAATTCATCGTATATACTTTTAAATTTTACCATCATTCCACCAATAAAGTTTGTTTCTCACTAATTTCGCCTAGACCTTCATCTAACTTATCCAGTTGTTCTTTTAATTCTTGTCTTCTTTTAGGATCAGTTGCCTTTGCTAGTTCCATTCTTAAATATCTTACTTGTGCGTCTTCTATCATTTTTAATTGCTCGGTTACCATTGGAATTTGCCTTCTGACCATGCTCTATTATAATCATTGCCAGTGGATGAAAAGAAATCGTGTAATGTGCTTGATTCTAAATCACGATAGAACCAATCTGCTATAGGATTATATGATGGTTTAAATATCATTTTATACCCTAGATTTTTAAGACATGTATCTAGTCTTGATTCAACAAAGTTTTTTAATTGATTTTCTGTAATACCTTTAATATGTCCTTTTTCAAATATCTTATCTATAATAATTGTTTCATGCTCGAGAATAACTTTTGTAGTATCTTCAAGTTCAGTTCTTAATTCTAATAATGCTTCTTCTGATATAGCTCCAACGTCAAGTGCTTCTTTCAATAGAGTCCTAAATAACCATGCACCTGCCTGACTATGTAGTGTTTCATCTATAGCAGAAAAGTTAATACCTGCATTAATGTTTATAAGTTTATTCTTGCCAACATTATTGAAGTGTTTAAGAAAAGCAAATGAACTGTATAATATAGCACCCTCAATCATTGAAAAGATACCTATCGACTTAAGAATATTATATACAGAATCTCTTTTTTCTACTCGTTTCCCTATCCATTCCATTCTATTCTTTAAAACTTCATCGTTCAAATAATCATTATAAAATTCATCAGTATCTAAACCTAGAATTTCATTAATCTTATTATAGAATGGAGCATGCACTCCAATTTCCATAAATGCAAAGGTTGTAGCCATTCTTTGAATATCAGGTCTTTGGAATATTTTACCTACATAATTCTGCCAATAATCATTACCAACTGATAATTCATAAATGGTAAACAATTTCAAGGTAGATATAACACCATGGTATTCTGCTTCTGTGAAATTAGTCTTTAAATCATGCAAGTCTTTTTCTACTTCAATTTCATCCGGTAACCAAAATATTTCTGCTTGTTGTTTTGCGAATTCTATTGCAGTTGGGTAGTCTATTGTATATGTAGACTTTTTCTCTAACAGTCTTATCGACATTATTTATTTCCTTTATTATATATGTTAGCTTCTACAGTAACTCTATGTTGGATCCATCCTTTAAAATTCTTATTAAATGAATCAGTTGTTGCAGCGGAAGCTTGATGTTCTGTTGGAGAAGCATGTAATGGTATTGATCCAACAAGATCATTAAATAGTTTTAAATCTTTTTCTATTGAAGGTATCTGTTTATCATGAGTAAAATATGATACTCTTGCACATCTTGCCGCAGATATTTCCATTAATCTTCCGGTGGTATTGTCATGTCCCAAAGCAATATAGTCAGAATTAGTAATATAAGGAAGGTGAGTAAACCGTTCTGTAGGGTTAGAATTGTCCATTGCATTTTTCATTTCTCTCGCTAATTCTTGTATTTCTGGTTGAGCATCCGGATGATTTCTCAATTCAAAGAAATTGTCCCATTCTGTTGATGTTACTATCACAGATATATATTGCCAAGGTTCGAGCAATCTATTAAAGACTTGCTTGTGTGGACTACTTACTTTATTAGTTAACCATACTAAACAACAAATGATTCTACCCGAGGTTTTCCACATAAACTGAGCAAACCATTTCTTGTATCCGGTTAATTCAGTTCTTGCCTTCATCCCAGGTTGATTTGCTCCCCAATGAATGGGAGTTGCAGGATCATTCCAAACTTGTTTTAGAAATGTTGAAACTGGGATTGCTCTTGAACTTGATGCATTACGACTAAATACTCGGTGTGTTAAAAACTCGCTATGACACGCCCTCCAATAACGAAGTTGCAATGTAGTTAATCTTATCTTATTATAAGGATTTAGACTATCCTCAATCACTCTTACTTCACACGCCATTATTTTTCTCCTTATACTGGTATAAAATGCTGTATTCCAAAATATATCAATGCTATTATACCAGCAGCAACTATAACAATAGATCCTGCACCTACAAACATTGTAATAATAAATCCTATGACTGCTCCAATAACTCTTATACTAAAAAGAATTATTAAGATTAAAAGGAATGCACCTAATGTTTGGATTATTTCTAACGCTTCTGGACTCATAAATTCCTCGCTTAATATAATTATAAATTTAAAACTTTCGCAATATCTGTATGAGGTAACTTATCATTACCTGTTTTATATCTTTCGATGACATATAATTTATACAATTCTGAATTTATCTTTTCTAAAAAAGATCCAATAGAACTACTGTATTGACAATTGTGGCATTTTACAAAAAGACTGGTAAATCTTTTATAGATGAATAAACGGGCTTTTTTGGGATTTTTCTTTGAGTCACCGCATAAACAACATCTAGAATTCCACACAAATTCAGACTTCTGTTTACCGTTTTGTAATTGGGGGATTATTAAATTCGCGAACTTTACATCTATGTCAATCATAATGAATTACCTATTTAGTTAATAGGGATTATTATATAATAATGATTGAGTTTTGTATACAAAAATATTTTTTGTTTTACTGTTTACAACTGTTTACTTTTGTGATATACTGGTTATACCAGGTTTTTCAAGGTTAATGCTAGTTAGTTTATTTGAATATATCAAACTGTT